GTTAGGATATGAAATGATAGAAATTAGGCAAGGGATAAGAACACTTGGAGAGCCTTGTAAAAGCTTTAGAGAAGAAGCCTATCAAGGCAACTTATTTCATAATAATAATCCTGTTTTAAATTGGGCTTGTAGTAATGCAATAACTAAACAAGACAGTAATGCTAATTTTATGCTAGATAAAGCACAATCTAGTGATAAAATAGACCCTTTAGCTTCATTAATAAATGCACACGTTGTAGCAATACAAGAGCCTTTAGACATAAACGAAATTACTAGTGAAATGTTAGATATGCTAGGGTGGTAAATTGACTTGAAAGGAGGTGGAAAAATGAATATAAAAGATAGATTTAAAGCCTTTTTAAGCCCTCAAAACAATATAATGAGGGATAGTCAATTTTTAGACTTATTAGGTGTTAATAGTGGTAATACAGAAGCCATAAATGAAGTAACTTATTTTACCTGCTTAAAAATATTATCTGAAACTTTAGGAAAACTTTCTATAAAGATGTACCAAGATACTGAAAAAGGAGTTATAAAAGCTAAGACCAATGATGTATATAATTTATTAAAGCTTAGACCTAATCCATATATGACTAGTTCAGTATTTTGGGCTACTATTGAAAGGAACAGAAATCACTTTGGAAATGCTTATGTTTGGTGTAGGTATCAAAGAGGTAAATTAATAGATCTTTGGATAATGCAAAATGAACAGGTAGAAGTATATATTGATGATATGGGGTATTTTGGTAAGCCGAATAAAATATGGTATATATATACAGACCCTAAAACAAATAAAACTTATACAATGAATAGTGATACTGTATTACATTTTAAAACTTCAAATAGTGATGACGGTATACTTGGTAAAAGTGTTAGAGATACTTTAACAGATAGTATAGAAGGTGCTAGTAAGTCACAAAGATTTATGAACAAATTGTATAAAGAAGGTATGACGGCTAGAGCAGTATTACAGTATACAGGAGATTTAGACAAAGAAGCTAAAAGAAGGTTATTAAAAGGTGTTGAAGAATTTGCAACAGGAGAAAATAATGCAGGTAAAATTATACCTATTCCTTTAGGTATGCAAATTCAACCTTTAGATATTAAATTAGCAGACGCACAATTCTTTGATTTAAAGAAGTATAATGCCCTTCAAATTGCAGGTGCTTTTGGAATAAAGCCTAATCATTTAAATGATTATAGTAAAAGTAGTTATTCAAATAGCGAAATGCAACAATTAAGCTTCTATGTTGACACTTTACAGTTTATATTAAAGCAGTATGAGGAAGAAATAACTTATAAATTACTAGATAGCAACCTAATAAATCAAGGTTACTTTTTTAAATTCAATGAAGGCTCAATTTTAAGAGCAGATATGAAAACACAAGCAGAATGTCTAGCTAAATATGTTAATAATGGTATATATACACCTAATGAAGCTAGAGATTTATTAAATTTACCTTCTGAAATAGGGGGAGATAAGCTTATGGTTAATGGGAATTATATTCCTATTGATTTAGTAGGAACTCAATATTTGAAAGGAGGTGGAAACGTTGAAGAATAATTTAAAAAATATGCTAGAAATAAAAAACTTTACTGATACAACTTGCGATTTATATTTCTATGGAGATATAGTTGATAGTTGGTTAGGTGCTTGGGACGATGCAGACCAATACCCACAAGCTATAAAAGAATTTTTAGACCAAGCTAAAGACAAAGATATAAATATATATATCAATAGTGGTGGAGGGTCAGTATTTAGTGGAATGGCTATTTATAATATGTTAAAAAGACATAAGGGCTATAAAACTGTATATATTGACGGTTTAGCAGGGTCAATTGCTTCTGTAATAGCTTTAGCAGGGGATAAAGTTGTAATTCCTTCAAATGCTTATTTTATGATACATAAGCCGTGGTGCAGTAGTGCAGGAAATTCTAATGAACTTAGAGAAATGGCTAACACTTTAGATAAAATAGAAGAAGGAATAATAAATGTTTATTCTGAAAACCTAGCAGAAGGTGTAGACATAGAGGATATAAAAGCTATGGTTAATGATGAAACTTGGTTAACAGGTATAGAAGCTTCAAAATATTTTAATGTAGAGGTAGCTAATTCAGTTCAAGCAGTAGCCTGTGCAAGTGATTATTTTGATATATATAATAAAGTACCTTCTGACATTTCTAACGAGGTTAAAACAGAAGAAGTTGAGCCTAAAGAAGAAGCAAAAGAAGAAGCTAAAGTAATAAATGATGAACAAATAAAAGATATGTTATTAATGGAACTAGAATTAATTTAGTTCTTTTTTTATATTTAAAACTTTATACAAAGGGGGTCAGTAAAAATGACTAAAGAAATGAGAGAGTTATATAACTCTATAAAAGAAAAGAAAGAAGAAGCTAAAGCTTTAGTATTAGAAAACAAAATAGAAGAAGCTAAAATAATGAAAAATGAAATAGCTTCAATGACTGAAAAATATGATTTAATGAATGAATTATACGAAGAAGAAAAAAAGGAGATAGTAAACAAAATGGAAAACAAAATAGAAAACAAAGTAGAAAAAACTTATGAGGAAAAATTCTTAAATTCTTTAAAGACTAAATTCCAAAATGGAATGTCAGAAGGTGTAGCAGAGGACGGTGGATACACAGTACCACAAGATATACAAACTAAAATAAATGAATTAAGAGAAGCTAAAGACAGTTTACAAAACTTAATAAAAGTTGAAAAAGTTAATACATTAAGTGGGTCAAGAGTATTCAAAAAGAGAGCAAATACAACAGGATTTGCAAAAGTAACAGAAGGTGGAACAATAACAGAAAAAGATACACCACAATTCACAACTTTAGAATACAAAGTAGACAAATTCGCAGGATTTTTCAAAATGACTAATGAATTACTAGCAGATAGTTCAGAAAACGTAAAAGCTACTTTAATAGATTGGATAGGAAATGAATCTAGAATAACAAGAAATAAATTAATATTAGAAGCTTTAGACACTAAAGAAAAAACTGCTATGGCAGGACTTGACGATATAAAGAAAGCTATAAACGTAACTTTAGACCCTGCTTTCTTACCTAATGCAGTAGTAGTAACTAACCAAGAAGGGTTTAACTACTTAGATACTTTAGTTGACGGAAACGGAAACTATATATTACAAGCAGATATAACAAATGCTTCTGTAAGAAGATTATTCGGTAAATATCCTGTTCACGTTATATCTACAAAAGATTTACCAATGGCAGACGGTAAAGCACCTATAATAATAGGAGATTTAAAAGAAGCTTGTGTAATGTTCGATAGACAAACATTATCAGTAATGGCTTCAAACGTTGCAGGAGATAGCTTCTTATCAGATGTAACTTTATTCAGAGCAATAGAAAGAGAACAAGTAAAAATGAGAGATGAAGAAGCAATAGTTTACGGACAAATAACAATAGGTGGAACACTTTCTTCAAGAAAGAAGTAATTAAATTAATAAACTAGGGTAGAGTGAATAACTCTATCCTTTTTTAATGAAAGCAGGTGTAACAATGCTTGAAGAAATAAAAAATTATATGAAAATTGATGATGATGTTGACGATAGTTTAATAAATTCATTAATTGAAAGTGCTAATATATATATGGTTAATGCAGGGGTAAAAAACTTTGAAAATGACTTATATAAATTAGCTATAAAAATGCTTGTGCTTCATTGGTACGAGAATAGAGAAGTTATAGGAAATGCTAATAAGCTATCTTTTAGCTTAGATAATATAATAACTCAATTAAAATATTGTTATGAGGTGGAATAAGTGAACATAGGAGAACTAAAACACAGAGTAACAATACAAAAAAAGGCAGAAAAAAAGCCTTTAGAAGATACTACTTATACAGATTTTAAAACTGTATGGGCTAAAGTAAGTAATTTATACGGTAAAGAGTTTATAGAAGCCCAAAAGGTAGAAGCTAATATATCTAAAAAGCTTATTATTAGGTATATAAAAGACCTAGACCCTTCAATTAATCCTAATGCTTGTAAAGATTTTATAATCACTTATAAAGGGATTTCTTACAATATTTTATATATAGACAATATCAAAGAAGAAAATAAATTTATGGAAGTTATGGCAGGTGTACTGTAATGGCTTTAGAATTTAGCTTTGGAGATTTAGAGCAGAAACTAAATAACCTTAGCAGGAAGTTATCTAATGAATTAACAGATAAAGCACTACAAAAAGGTGGAGATATTGTACTAGAAGAAATGAATAAGAATGTACCTGTTGACACAGGGCTTTTAAAGTCTAGGCTTGATACAAAATTTAAGGGGTCAAACATTAATAGAAAAATTGATGTAGGTATACTTAATAATAAAGACAGAATTGCAACTTATGGATATTACCAAGAATATGGCTCTAGGAGAATGACAGGTAAAAAATGGATTAAAAAAAGTTGGCAAAAGTCTATCAAAAAAGCTTCTGATGAAATAGGAAAAGTAGTAGTAAATGAAATTTTAAAGTAGGTGTATTAAATGCACAATAAATTAGTAAAAATTCTTGAAGCTTTAGGAATTGATATAGCTTTTATGGAGTATGAGGGAAATTCTAGCGAATATATTATATTTGATATATATAATGAACTAGATACTGATTTTTCAGACGATAACTCCCTATCAGATACATATTACATACAAGTAAATTATTGGTTTAAAAGCTTAAAGAATTTAAATAAATACAATGAAATTAAAGAATTATTAAAAAATAATGGCTTCATATTTGACGGTGCTAAAGATGTAAAAGATAGTGGGTACTATGGTAAAAATATGGACTTTATTTATATAAACTATAAGGAGGAAATTTAAAATGGCTAAAGTAAAAAGAATACAAGGCTTAAAAAATATCCACGTTGCCAAAATAACAGGCGAAGGATATGCAACACCTGTTCAAGTGCTTGGGGCAAAGGAAATAAATGCAGAATTATCTTATGAAGAAGTAAAAATGTATGCAGATGATATGATAGATTATATGGACTTTGCTTTCGCAGGTGGAAGTGGTACTTTAACACTTACAGGACTTGAAGCTAGTGAATATGAATTATTCTTTGGCTCAACTTTAAAAGAAGGTGGGGCAGTAGTTAAGACTACTGATGTAGCACCAGAGTTAGCTTTATTATTTGAAAATGATAAATTAGGTGTAGTTGGTAAAAGACTATATGTTTTATATGCAGTAAAATTCGCACCACCGTCAATATCTTCTAAGACTAAAGAAGGTACAATAGAGGACGGTACAGTAGAACTTCAATTCTCTGTAAGGGAATTATCAACAGGGGAGATATTCAGATTTGTTGATACTGATAGCGAAGAAGCAGTAGAAGGAATAGAAGAAGCTTGGTTTACACAAGTACAAATATAATAAATTAATATTTTAAAATTTAAGGGGCTAGATATTTATTTTATCTAGTCCTTTTTCTTATAGGAGGGCAAAAAATGATACAAATAAAATTAAAGGGGCAAGAATATAATGCAAAGTTAGACTTTAGGACTATGGCAAATATTCAAGGGGAATTAAGAAAAAGAGATGTAAAAATAGGCTTCCAAGAGATGTTTGAAAGAATACAGGAACAAGACTTTATGGTAATTACCGAAATAATAGTGCAGTCAATATTAAGATGTCATACACAACTTAAAAGACACCATATAGAAGATAAATTAGACCTAGACGAGTTAGTAAATGCTCTTAACTTTGTTGCAGAATTAGTTCAAAATTCTATAACTACAAA